TTTAAAGTTGATGATTATGATTCGACTTATTGGGTTGTTGCAGTACAAGGAGTCCAGTAATGAATAAAAAAGAATATAAAAGAGTTAAGTGTAAAACCGGAACTATTATTTTTTTTCCTAGCACTTTTCTATTTCCTCATGCAATAGAACCAATAACAAAAGGAGTAAGATATAGCATCGTGTCATGGCTACTATAAGAGATTTTAAATATAAACTAATTAAAAATTTTTTTTCAAGAAAAGAATTAGATTTATTACAACAATATTGTTTATTACGATTAGATGAAAATTGGCAGGTAGAACAAAGCAATCCTGTTGCCTCTAATCTTACACCTTGTTTTTATAATGATTCTTTAATGAGATATTTTCATGAATTAAAACGGGAGTTTATAGAAAAACACGTTAATTTAAAATTGCTTAAATCATATAGTTACTGGAGATATTATGTTTATGGAAGCAGATTAACAAAGCATACTGATAGACCTTCTTGTGAAATTAGTGTAACAGCTTGTATACAACAAAGTAAAGAATGGCCTATTCAAATGAATAAAGAATGGATTACAATGAATGAAGGAGATGCTGTTGTGTACATGGGTTGTGATATTCCTCATGGCAGAGGAATATTTAAGGACGATGCTAATGCACAAGTATTCTTTCATTACGTAGATCAAGATGGACCTTTCACCCATCATCAAAACGACCAACCAACAAAGGAAGCACAATAATGGAAAAAACATATAACGTTGAGGATTTCATAGGAGTCTTTGATAATTTTATACCAAAAAAAGAATGTAAAGATCTTATAGATACTTTTGATAATCATCAAAAAATGATGAAAACTTATACAAGACTTTCTACTGAAAACAGAGGAAATCATTCTAAAAAAGATGCTGCCTTAGATGTTAATCCATATAATGATGATAAATTAATATTTCATAATGAAATTAAAACTACTATCATAAACTTTGATATGGCCCTTAAAGAATATATTAGGCAAACTGATATAAATGAGTTCCATAGTGATTTTATGTACACTGTAATGAAAATACAAAAGACTCTTCCTAAAGAAGGATACCATGTATGGCATACTGAATGGGGAGGAGGAATGGGAGTAGAAGGATTACAAAGAGGTTTAGTTTTTTCTATATACCTAAATGATGTAGAAGAAGGTGGAGAAACAGAGTTTTTATATTTTTCAAAAAGAGTTCAACCTAAAACTGGTAGAATAGTTATATGGCCTGCACATTTTCCTTACGTGCATAGAGGGAATCCACCTTTATCAGGTGAAAAATATATTCTAACTTCTTGGTTATTGATTCAGCCTTAAGAAGAATAAGCAGTAGGACGTGGACCTTTTCTTGCTATTTGATCCTCTTCGCTTTCGTCTAATTCTGACATTTGACGTACTATTACACCATCGTCTCTTGTACGCTCTACGAATTCTGTTGATCTAACTTGATCTTGATCCCATTGTTCTTGAAGGTGAACTAAATGAGCTTCATCGAATTTAGTTATAAATTGAGATCTAAAATCTCCTAAAATACTTGCATCATATGCACCATTAGGTGTACCGTCGTTATACTCTACTTGATCGTTATCTACTCCATCATCTGTAAATTGGATAGCGTGAATATTGCTCCATTTTGCATCTGCCCAAAATGAATCATGATTTTTTATCGTATGACCCATAGGATTTGTAGGAGAAAACTCTCCATTCTTTTTTACAATTGTTTTATCTTCGACGATAACACTCCATAAACCATGTTTAGCCATAAAAATATCTCCTTACGTTTTAATAATATATATCACAGTTAAATAAGGTTGCAACACTGAAGTTGCATTACCTGTAAAAGTACCCGATAAACCATGAGAGTGAGCGCCACCGCCACCAGCATTTCCAGAATTACTATTACTGTTGGGATATTGAGGTGCTCCACCTGAGTTATTTTGTGCGTGCGCTTGGTGATTAGCAGATCTACCAGTCGCTGGGTGAGAGTGACCAGGCAGCTGTGATGTAGAAAGAGTTGTATTTCCTGAGTTTCCAGAAACGTTTCCAGTGGAAGTCACAGTGTTTGCACCACCCGTTGATGCTATAGCTTTACCGCTAGATTTACCAACTACGACGTTATCCGAAATGTTGGGAACATTAAAAGTACTAGCACCATCACCAGCTCCATAAGTAGTTGATATAACTCCAAATAGTGTAGCATACGTTGATCTAGAGACAGCGCTTCCATCACACTCTAAAAAACCTGATGGAATAGAGGTAGATCCCCAAGGAATAACAGAACCTGTAGATACACCTACTAATCCTTGAATGTTAGTTCCACTAAAATCATATCTTGTTGCTTCGTAATTTGCCATAATATTAAGTTTTAATTATATATATCATTGTTAAAAAGGGTTGCAAAACTGAATCAGATCCACCTGTAAAGTTAGCTGATAAAGAGTGAGTGTGAGATCCTCCTCCACCGGTGTTACCCGAGTTAAATCCGGTTGCAGGCGCTCTTCCAAAACTATTTCCACTAGCATTTTTTTGAGACCAGTTAACATTGTGTGAGTGACTAGCTATTTCTGGACTCGATAAAGTATGGTTAGCAGCGGTTCCACCAATAGCTCCACTAGTAGCTACAGTATTTGCTCCACCTGTTGAAGCGAGAGCTTTGCCTGGTGATCTTCCCACAGGGACATTATCTTGTAAATCAGGAACAAGAAAAGTTGATGCACCATCACCAGCGCCATAAGTTGTACCTATAACTGCAAACAATGCAGAATAAGTACTTCTAGAAACTGCTTGACCATTACATTCTAAAAATCCTGATGGAACTGAAGAATCACTCCAAGGTATAATTAGTCCTGTATTAACTAAATCAATACCTGTGAGGTTTGCCCCTGTAAAATCATATTTTGTAGCTTCGTAATTTGCCATAATTCCTCTACGTTTTAATTATATACATTAATGTTAGATAGGGTTGCAAGACCGAAGTTGCATCACCTGTAAAGTTAGCTGATAAAGAATGGTCGTGAGCTCCACCACCACCAGTGTCGTTAAAATTTACTGAGCTCATGTTATATGGTTGACCATAGTTTACACTAGCTAAGCTACCATTATTAGTATTACTATTAGATCCAGCGGTAAAAGGGTGAGAGTGACTTGCCATGGTTGGCGCACTAATTGTGGTATTTCCTAAATTACCGGTAATATTTCCAGTAGAAGTCACAGTGTTTGCTCCGCCAGTTGAAGCTAAAGCTTTAGTCGGAGATTTACTTAAACAGCAATTGTCTTGAAAATCTGGTAACCCAAACGTGCTGGCACCGTCTCCAGCTCCATAGGTTGTACCTATCACTCCAAATAAAACAGAGTAAGTAGATCTAGACACATTAGAACCATCACATTCCAAGAAACCTGTTGGCGCTGAGGATGTCGTCCAAGGTATAATTAAACCTGTATTAAGACCTTGTATGTCAGTAAGACTAGCACCGTCAAAGTCATATCGCGTTGCTTCATAGTTAGCCATGGATTATTTCTCCCTATATGTCCAACCAGTAGTAGCGTCTCCAGAGTAAACTAATGAAAATCCAGCCCCTTGTGTGTTTACTACTAGGTCAGCTGCTGCATTAGTAATGTTAGATCCATTTCGTCCAACAGTTAATGCGTTTGAATTAAAATCATAACCCTGATCCATGAAGGATACTTCATCTCCAGTAGCAGGTGATGCGGGTAGTGTAACTGTTACAGCTCCACCATTTGTGTTTACTAAACATTGAGCACCAGCTTGAACTGTTTCTGCTGCTGAAATTACTCTCCAATTTCTTTGCTCAGAAAGTTTTACAACGTTAGTTCCATCGGAATATAATACGTAATTATTTCCTTCACATAAAAGTACACCTGTTCCAGATGTTGTTTTAAAAGTTAAAGTGTTTCCAGCATGATCGCAGGCATTTTGAACTTGGTAAGTTTTTTCAACTGAATTAGGTATAGTTACATTTAAGTTTCCTGCTAATGTACCTGTTAATTTTATAACGTCATTTTTACCATTAGATAATGCACCATTAGTAAAAGTTAAAGCTCTACTAGTATTGGTTACGTTAAAAGTGGTAAAACCACCAATTGCTTGTTCTAAGATTAATAAATTTGTATTTGTAATTTGTCCCCAAGTTCCCGAGTTTTCACCGGTTGCTTGAACTGTAAGTTTTAAGTTAGCTGATGTTG